ATTTAGTTTGCTGCGATGCTCAAGGGGTTGCTACAGCGAATGATTGGACACTGGCCCACGCAGCAGGCTGCGTGGTGGTTCTCCAATACTCCCAACGGGTTGATGCCTGTCATCTCCCCGCTGACTGCGCTGCAGTACACACCAGTCTTTCGCGCTGCTTCGCTGATCGCGAATGACTGCGCGCGCGCGCGCGCTGAAATTTCAGATGGCGCAGCCGATGTGCTGTTTCGGAATCCCAACCGATATCAGAGCGCGTACGAATTCCGACGCAGCATGACGCTGCAGGCTCTGCTGTACGGAAACTCGTTCGCGTTGATCAACCGAACTGTTGGTGGCGAACTACTGGAACTGATGCCGCTCGAAATCGATAGCGTTTCGCTAGACGTTTCGCAGGCGGTGCCGTTCTACAAGACCCGCGCGTATGGCGACGTTCCTGCATCATCGATGTTGCACATTCGCGGTATCGGGTTGGATGGATTGTGGGGGGAATCACCCGTTCGATTGTGCCGTACTGCGCTAACGATCATGGCGAGCCAGGAGCAAGCGCAGCTCGAATCGATGAAGAACGCAGGAAATCCGAAACTAGCGTTCGTGCATCCAGGGCCACTGAGCGAAGCAGCGCGGCAATCGATCACAGATAAATACCTCGCGCACCACAGCGGAAGCACCAACGCAGGAAAGCCGCTTGTTCTCGCTGAAGGTATGCGAATCGAAAAAGTAAGCAGCACGCTCGATGACGCAGGCATTGCGGAAGCTCGACAGTACAGCATCGAAGACGTATCGCGGTTGTTTGGTGTGCCTGCGCACATGCTCGGCGAGACGAGTAACAACGCGTACGGAAGTCTTGAGTGGTCGGGCCGCGCGTACCTCGATGGCTGCATCAGCCATTGGTTGGCTGCGTGGGAGAATGAACTCAAATTGAAACTCGCAACACCGTTTGACTCGGTGTTGTTCGACGTTGACTTCCTAATCCGTCCCTCGCTCGCAGAGCAGATGGCTGCGCTTCGCACTGGTGTAGAGGCGGGAATCATCACGCGAAACGAAGCGCGCGCGCGACTCGACATGCCGCCGATCGACGGGCTCGACGATCCGATCGTGGCTCTCAACATGGGTACGGGCGGTGGCCAAACGAATTTAGGGAAAGATACCTCGGAGGACGTCGATGATTTCTCGTCGTGATTACTCGTCGTCGCCGACGATGAACGGTCGCACGCTCACAGGGCGCGCGGTTGTGTTTGATTCACCATCGAAACCGATCACCGAACTCGGCCGCACGTTTGTAGAGCGAATCGCGCCAGGTGCGTTTGGTTCGTCGGCATCGGGTGATGTCAAGCTCTACTACAACCACGATCAATCGATGCCGCTTGCGCGCACCAAGTCGGGCACGCTCACGCTCGATTCGCGCGCCGACGGACTCCACTACACCGCGACGCTTCCTGAAACCACGCTAGGTAACGACGTTCGAACGCTGCTTGAACGTGGAGACCTCACTGGCGAAATGAGTTTTGGTTTCTACGTCGTCAAAGACAAGTGGAACGAGAAACGTACCGAACGCATGGTTGAACAGGCGCGGCTTGTGGAAATCAGCCTTGTTCAAGACCCGGCGTATGACCTTACCTCATCAAGCCTGCGTTGCGTAAACGCGGCACTTACCGATGCCGTCGCGGCACGGCTTGAACTTCACATTCGGAGAATGAATCTATGGAACAGTTGAACGAACTCGGAAACCTCGCGCACGCTTACCGCAAGGAACTCGCACGAATCGACGCGAGCGGGCGCGATTCGCAACATGTCGACACGCGCGGACACGGCGAAGAGCGCGAGAAGTTCGCGCGCATGGATGCTGATCTCTCTGCGATCGAATCCGCTGCGCAGGATCGCGCTGCGCTTCGCGCTGCGCAGGATCGCATCAAGGCACTGGAGAACGCACCGCAGTACCAGGGAAAGATCGCGCAGCGAAACACTGCAGACATTGCGAGCGAGGAGTATTCCAAGCGTTGGCTCAATGCTCTCGTGCGTGGTGACGCACAAGAAATGCGTGTGCTTACAAACGGAACAACCGCTGCACCAGTTCCAACGGATATGGAACGCCGCATCGTCACGAAGATGTTCCAATCCTCGGTGCTTCGCCAGATGGCGAAGATCAACACGATCGATAGCAAGCGGACGCTGACGGTTGAAGGTTCGCTTCCTACATCAGCCATCGTGGCTGAAAACGGTGCTATCACCGCTGCAGATCCGACGTTTGCTGCAATTTCAATCAACCCAATTAAATTCGTTTGCGCAACAACGATGTCGATGGAATACCTCGAAGATGCCATCGGAACTGGTGGAATCGGATCGGGTTTCGACTACATCGCGGATCGCTGCGGAATTTCGCTCGCGAAGATTCAGGATCAGTATTTCACCATTGGTAGCGGTGTTGCTGCGACACAACCGCAGGGAATCGGTGATACAAGCGGTGCGGATTGGGCAGGCGCAAACACGGATAGGATCATTGCTCAGGGTGTTCAACTCGCTGAGGATGCTGCAGTCTCCGCGATTACTGGTGACAATCTAATCGATTGCGTGCACGCAGTTCCGCCGCAGTATCGCGTAGGCAATTTCAAGATCCTGACCTCGGATGCTGCCATCAAGGCCATTCGAAAGATCAAGGTAAATACCACTGACTACGTTTGGAAGATTTCGGAAACCGCAGGCCTTAGCGGTGGAAATCCCGGAACGATCCTCGGGATTCCATACATGGTGGGTGAGTATGTACCAAGCGTTGTTGGTGGAACAACTAGCACGAGCGTTCGCGGAAACGCGCTCTTCATCGCAGGCAATTTCGACTACTTCGAAATCTTCGATCGCAAGGGAATTGAAACCATGCTTGATCCATACTCGGGTGCAGCGAATCAGCGTTCGACGCTGTACGTTCACACGCGTACAGATTCCAAGATCATGCAGCCCGAAGCTTTCGCAGCGATCTACACGCTGAACGCATCCTGATTCCTCTTTCTGCCCTCCTGCACCGGAAACGGTGCGGGAGGGTTTATGGCAGCACTCCCAATCCCGCTTGACGTGCTCCGCACGCGCCTGCGCATCGAAGTTGAATCCGATGACGCAGACCTTGCAACGTTGTCTATTGCAGCGCGTGAAATCATCGAACGTGAAACGGGCTTGCACCTTTCGAGCGGCACGCACACAGCGAACATCATCCCCTGGCGAAGATTCGTGCCGCGCGTGCAACCAGTTGATTCCATCACCTCGGTCACCTACACCGATGCTGCGGGTGTGACTCAGACTCTTCCGGCCACCGATTACTACATCGACAACACTGATGAAATGCTTGCCGTTGGCTTTGATACGATCGTGCTTCCGAAGGCGAACACGTTTCCGACTGTGACGTACGTTGCCGGATATCAGCGCATTCCGCACGCACTGCAACAGTGCATCGTTGCGTTGGTCGGTTCTTGGTACTCCAATCCCGAAGCAACAAGCGTTGCAAGCATCCAAGACGTTCCCCTTTCGTATCGTTACATTTTGCAGCAGTTCTCAACGCGAGGTCCGCTGCGATGATTTCCGCAGGGCGTTTGCGTTTCGTAGGTCAGCGGTACACGCCTAGCACCACGCAGGATGCGTTGGGTATGCGCACCGACGCTTGGACGGCACAAGAAACCTTCCGATGCGATCTACGAAACGACAGCGCGCAGGAGCAGCAGTACGCAGATGGTGTAGCGGTAATTCGATCCTGCGAAGTTCGCATGAGGTGGAACACCGCGCAGTCAATCAGCCTTTCGGAACTCGATCGAATCGCGGTGCGCGGGAAGACATTGCGAATCCGCAGCATCATCAACCTAGATCAGCAAGATGCCGTTGCTGTGATCGAATGTGAGGCTGTGGAATGAGCGTTGAATCCGCAGTGCGCGCCATGCTCGCAGACACCGTCGGAATTGCGTACGTTCCCGACGCGCGCGTCACCCACGGCTATCGCTTGCAGGATTCGATTCTCCCTGCGATCACGTTTGAACTCGCACCAGTTGAAAACACCACCGTTGGATCGGGGTTCTATAGCGTGGAACTCACCGCGCGCGCGATCGCTGAAACAACCATTGAAGCAATCGACATCGGCGAGGGACAGATTCGCGCAGCGATTCGCACCGGCAATTGGGATGGTGTGACTTTCAGCGCAGCGATCTATTTGGGAATGGTTGTGGAACCACCAAACGTTGGCGAAGGTGACGAATCCGAACCAGCAGAAGCCGTCGTAACAGCAACACTACACTTTTCGAGGTGACACATGGCAGGAATTAGTTCACAAGCGTTGACGTTGACTTGGGCAACCGTTTCTGTAACCGGATTAGGAACGGTCACGATCAATACCAATCAAAGCATGATCGATACTACCGACGTGGTAACTGGTGCTTCAACCTTTATCACGGGCAATCGCAACACCACTGCAACTATCGATATGTTCTACGATCAAGGCGTTGCCGCTATGGCAACGATTGAAACCGCATCGAATTCAGGAGCAGCGTCCGCTACCGCTTTGATCACGCTTGCAAGCGGAATGAGTTACAGCGGAAGCGCGTTCGTTACTTCGTTCTCGGTAACTGGATCAACGAACGAAACGTTGCGCGCGTCCATCACGCTTCAATTCACCGGAGCGGTCACGATCACATGAGTATTCGTGACGCACTAACTCTGAAGGATTACAGCGCGACGTTGCCTGATGGCACCGCGTTCACGCTTCGTCGACCGTCTGCACTTGACCTGGTGGAAGCGGTCGAATTTAGCAAGACATCACCCGAACGAATGTACGCGTGGTTGGTGCTGCGTCACCTGATGGAGGACGGCGCACCAGTATTCGATTCTGTGGATTCGGTGTTGAACGCGGATGGTTTGGTGGTGGCTGAAATCGCATCTGTTGCGGAGTCGCTCTACAGCGAAGGCCGTTCCTAGATGAGGCTGCGCGGCGGGTGCTGCGCGCAGCGTTGAAATACAGCAGCACTCCGCTCGAATCGCTCAGCGTCGTCGTCATCAACGTTGAACTTGAGATCCCCGATTGGAAACGCATCCGCGATGAGTTACATAATCTCCGATCGCGCAATGGCTCGGCAAGGCTTCAAGATTCAGTTTCAACTGAACGTGAAAGACTTGAAGGCTATCGCTGCGATGGCGGAGAAACTGCCGAAGGCGATGCGAAAAAAGATCGTGCGCAAGGGGTTGCGCGATTGGGGAAAAGCACTCATTCAGCGAATGAAAAAGCGACTCCCGCGCGCAGCGAAACGCACCAGGCGTGACCTCGCGATGAAGACGAAGACATATAAGCGCGGCCGCATTTGGGGTGGCGTTGGTGTGCGCGTCGATAGCAACCGCGTTGGATACAAAAGTCATCTGTTCGATGGTGGATACCGTCCGTTCGCGAAGGGATCGCGCGCATCGTTGAACTTAAAGAAGCCAGGAAAGTGGAAAGGGAATCCCAACCCGAAACCACCATCGCGAACGAATCGCGGATGGCGCGATGGACTCCGACGAAGAAACCTTGGGTCTGTGATCAACCGCAAATTGTGGCTGACCGCGCCCGCGAAGTATTACGCAACGAGAACGCGCCAATACATCGAAGACGCGATCGTTGAATCGCTGAGGGAAACCACCCGTGGCCGCTAGTCTCCCCAAACTACATCTTCCCGTCACCGTTACCACCGACGGTGTTGACGCAGGCCTCAGCGCAGTCGAACGTAAAGCACGCGCCGCAGCTGGACGCATCGCCGCGATCAACGCGCGCGCGGCGAAGTCGGCGGGCGCGGGAACCGGCGCAGGCGCGGGTATCGGAAAGGCTGCGACTGCAAGCGCACTTGGTATCGGTGGATTCGGTGCAATCGGTGGAGTTGCAGGTGCGCTTGGAACCACTGGTGCAGGTATCGCGGTTGGACTCGCACCGTTCATCGCTGCAGGGAAGTTGATGAGCGTATTCAACGAAGCCACGAAGGGCGCGAACGATGCGCTCAAACAGTTCAACGAAACTGGATCGCAGGTGTTCGCTGCGAATTCAGCCATCCTCGAACGGCTCGCCATTATGGAATCTACAACCGCTCGGCAGATGGGGTTGGGTAAAGCGTTCGTTGCTGCCGGGGCGAGCACGGGCGGACAGCCAGGCGGTTTGTTTGGTTGGGCGCGCGAATTCTCAAACGGGATGGAAATCATCGCAAGCGCGATTGGTGCTGCGGTTTCAGGAAAGACTGCTTCGCAGATCGCAAACGAAATGGCACTAGGTCAAGCGAACGAAGGTGGAGCACCGATCATCGCTGCGAGGATTCGCGAGCAGCAGCGAATCGATGAAGCAACTGGAACCGCAGGCGCGCTTTCGCGTCCGCTCAGTGCGCTCGCTGATTGGGCTGTGCAGAATTCAAGCATCGCGCAATACCTATTGAAAGCGAGCATCTAATGGCTGTTGTTGTTACCGCATCGGGGAAGTATCAGTATTGGGATACGGATATATCCACTCGACAAGCTCAGCTAGATGAGTCCTCCACCATCACGTTCTCGCGAATCGTTCAGAAGCGAAACGTTTCAACTGGTGCGATTATCCCGTTCAATATCATTGAGCACTACGAAGATGCCGTTGACGACGGGGTGTTCCCGATTCAAAACGAATCATTCACCATATTCAGTACCACCTGGCACACCACAGCCAAACTCCGATCAATCAACCTGACCGCGTTGGAGAATGGATCGGCGCGCGCTGACCTGATCTACTCAACCAAGTACGTTGTTGATCCAAACAGCACCTCATCTATCCTGTATGCGTTGCCGTCATCCTGTGAGTATTCATCACAGTTGCGAACGATGGCAATCTATCGAAGCGGGTGGAGCACTAATCCGCCGACAACCTCCTCCAATTCAACTGCAGACATCGGGGGAACTTCTCTTTCCGGTGCGGATGGTTCGCAATCCCTGCAAGTCGGTCAGGTTCGATTCCGTATGCGTTTCACGCAGGATGCGTCGGTGGTATCGATGGCTACCGCCGCCGCAGGGTTGATCACCTACGCGAACACGATCAACAACGCGACGATCGGGCCATTCGCCGCGTATACGCTCATCTGCGAAGGCGTTTCGATCGGTGACGCAGGGGATATGGAATACTACGAAGTGGTGTTCGACTTCCTGTTTGATCCCTACCGACACTTCAGCCAGGTTGCGACGTTGGATGCTGACGGTCGCGTGAAGATGACATCTGCGGGTGCCATTAGTGAAGTGAAATGGCAACGGTTGCCGCGCACTGGTGTTGACTTCAACGCGATATTCGCAGCCGATACGCTCCTTCAAACAAAGACTTTGAAGGGTTGGTGGGTATGAAAAAGCCGTTCGAGCGGGTACCAAGCGACATCGCGCGGGTAACCGCTGCGGTGCCGCAATTTGAAACCTCGATCGGCTTGCTTGTGAAAGTCACTGGTGCTACTGCGATCGCAAGTTCCAATTACCGTTGGACTTACTCTTGGGCCGCGGCAGAAATCACGGGAACCACCCCCGCTCAGAAAACGGTTGGTTTGATTGGTAACGCTCTGAGCGTTTCTGAGCTGAGCAACAACGCGATCACACCTACGAAATACAGTTACGGAATCACCGGAACGAACATCCCCGCAGGGTTTCTACCACAGCAAATTCCGGTTGGAACTTATGTTTGGATCGTTCCACAACGCACCACAACCGGCACCATGATCTGGCTGATTGTGAACACCCAAGCGATAGACGGAGTCTGCAGTGAGTGACACACTAAACATCATCTATCCCCCGCAAGCACCAGGCACGTTCTCGCTCACCTACAGCGTCGGTGGGAGCGCACCGAATATGAGTACGGGCTATACCGCATCCATGCGCGTTTGGCGAAACGGATCGCCTGTGACCGCCGGAAGCGAAGCGACGTTTACGCACAGTGCCGGAATCACGCTCGGAACTGCAGGCGGAATCATCCTGCAACTCACGACGATTGAAAGCGTGCTCACGGGTTTGCATCCGAATGAGTCTTCGTGGCATTACACGCTCACAGTTACACCAACTGCGGGTAACGCTCAGTATGTGTGTGGTGGTTCAATCACGCGAGCGCAGCCGTGACGGTCGTTTGGGACAACAACCCCACAACGGTTGTGGTTACCGATACGGGTGGTTTGGTAACCGTCCCTGTCTCGCAGACCCTTGTTACTACGGGCGCGCTGCCCGGTCCGCTCGCTGTGTATCTCGGAACACTCACTGCGGATGTTGCGGTTTCAAATTCGGGCGCGGGGACGCTTCTATTTCCGATTCTGAGCCTTGAACCTGGCACCTATCAAATCGATTGCAGCGTTACGTTCGGTACCGGTTCCGGATCAGGTGCGGGAGTCCGAATCTATTCGCTGACCGCGTTCGCGGGTAACCCAAGTCTTGCCGCGCCGTCCATCGCAAGTAGCAGTACATCGCAGGTGAGTACGTCGCCTGCGGGAGCGTCTGCAAGTATCAGCTACGGCTTTACCCTCGCGAGCACCACAGATATCTACATCATGGGTGTTTGCAGCACCTCGGGCATGTACGCGAGATACACCAATACCGCAGGGTATGAAAAAGCAAGCCACTATCGAATCAACCGAATTTCATAGGTGCATTTATGACCTTTGCCGAACTTGCCCAACTCGTCGCGCCGTTCGTCGCCGTGCTCACGGCGAGCGCGTGGCTACATGGAACGATCGCAGGGCTACGCGAAACTATCGCGGCTCTCAGTGAGCGCGTACGGCACCTCGAAAACGAAGTGGAAAGGCTTAGGGGTAGATGACTACACAAGCGAAACTCATCGCCATGCTCGCCACGATTCTCGCGGTTCTCGTGATGATCGCGCAGGGGTGCGATCTGCGGCAATTCGTGAGCGTCGATGCACCGCGGCCGGTGCTCGAGTCGCTCGACCTCGAGGGGCCGATCACACTCGCGCAAGCCGACGCGGTGTACGAAGATTGGGTTTCTTACGTTCGCACGAATACAGAGCGTTTCGAGGCTTCGATCGAAGCCGCGAATGATCGCTACCGATTCGTGCACGAGTGGGTTTCGATGGGTATTAGCGCAGCGGGTGAAGCGACAAGCGGAATCCCGTTCGGCGCGCTCGCGTTCGGCGCGCTCACTGGTGCTGCGGGGCTGATGCTCCCCCAACCGAAGCTCGCGAGGAAACGCGAGTGACCCTTTATCGGGTGTGTTGCTGTGAGCCAGTTGTGACGCAACCTTGCGATACCTCATGCGATTTCGCGAGTAGTTACGTCGCTACGAATCTCAGCGGATATTTCGAATACCGGAGAGTAAAGACGCTGACTCCGCTTTGTGGGAATTGCCTCGGTTCTACAGGGCCGCGCTCAAACTACGAAATCGTCATTTCGTACGCGCCGCTCGGTGGTCCGAACGTCGTGACGCGATACGGTCCGGCCGGAGACTGTTGCTACCGATGCGATCTTGAAATGCGAGTGACATACTCCATCACCATTGCGCAGTGGGTGCAGTATGAAAACGGATTCGGTCCCCCGGAAGTCTGCGAGTCAAACCAAACTTTCACTGGTACGGTTGATGTTCCCGCGTGTCTCACCATTCAATGTGTGGCTGCCGCGTACGAAGGCTGCGACGGTGGGTGGGTAGGAACTACCCCTGGCCAGTGGTTGCATTCGCTGTGGATCTGCGATTTCCCCGTGGTTCCTAGTTGGGAAGCATTGGGTGGAGATTGCGAATATCCAATTGAAGCCGAATGTGTTTCATTTCCACCCATAGCGTTTATTTGCGGGGGTGCAGTGCATACATGGGTGAGCGATTTGATGGCACTGCAAAACATCAACACGGATGGCGCAACCATCAACGGTTGGGATGCGATCGCGTGTAACCAGGCAGAGTGGCCGAATGCCGGATTCGGCTGCTTCCAATGGGTTGCAGTGCACCAATTGCAATCCGGCCCGTTCGCGCTCTATCTCGCTGAGGAATACGGCGGGGAGGACCCGTACCCGGTTTGCTCAGATGCATATCTCGGGGAAGCGTATTTCAAGACTATTCCTCCCGACGGCTACAATTGTTGGAGCGTGGATATTCAGACTCCATGCAGCGAATTATTTATGACCTGGAATCATTCGATTCCCGACTACACATGAGCGATTGCAAGTACATGATCCAGGAGAGGTGCGTCAATCGGCTTGCGCTTCCGTTGTACGGATCGCAGCCGTCGCCTGGTGTGTGTAACGCTTGCCAGTATCGAAACGGCCTGCGAGGACTCGGAGACGCGCTTGCGTGGGTGCTTTCGTTTACCCCTGCGAGGCGAATCCAATCGAAAGGCTGCAAGGGCTGCAAGCGCAGGCAGGCTGCACTGAATCGCGCGGTCCCCGCGCGCCCATGCCGCCAATGTGGGCCGACTGTGGATAAGTCATAAATTTAAGTCTGCCGCTTGACGGACCGATTTACCTCTGTATCTTGTGATTCAGTCACAGCGGGAACACCCGCAGAAAGAGGAAATCATGAATCAGTCACAGTTGAACGCTCAATCGGTATTGGATCAAGCAGCAACCCTACAGCAACCGTACACAGCAGACGTTTGCGTTGCGCGGTTTCAGGTTGCAGATAAACTGAATCGCTACCGGGAACTAAGCAGCCGTTTGGGTTCCGGCGTTACCGCTGCTCAATTGCGAGCAGCAACCCGTTCGCTGCTGAACGCGATGGAGGCTGCACGATGACCCACCGTGACCCCAACGCTCCAAAGCGTGCGGAACCGCGCTTTCAATCCATCACGCTGAAATGGGATAAATATTCAGATATCTCCATCGAGGCCACGAGGCTCGGTGTAACGCGCTCGCAGGTGATCGAACTGATGTGGAACGCGTATACGGCTGCACAGAAGCCAGCGACCGGCCCAACGTTGGAGGTGCGATGATCATCGTCGCCGCCGCCGTCGTGTTCTGTATCGCCACTGGGTGTTTCGATTGGGGGGGAGAATGACCTACCCAACTGAGGGGCACGACGACGAGATTGAGCGGCTTCGCGTGCAAGCGTTGGGCAATCAGCGCAGGATGCAAAATCAGGGCCTTGAGATGATGGAACTGTGGGAGACGATTCATGCCCTTACCGACGAGCGCGACGAGGCGAGGCGGATCGCGTGCACCTATATCAGCGGCACGTACTCAAAAAATAACGTAATGATCAACCGTGTCTCGGCAATGGCGGAAGCCGCGCGCCGAGGCTGGGATTGCTACAAGGAAAATAAACGATGACCTACCCAACCGACGGCCACAACTGCCGCACCGACGTTTGGAAATCCGCTCACGATCACCACTACGCTGCTAGTGACTTCCCACAACCGGAGCGGTCTACAGAGGAGCACGGGGACTGGTTACCACAGAAGCTGGTGATGCTCGCTTCGATTAACGAAGCGGCTGATCGCAAACTCTCGCAGTACCTGCGAACGGCTGCCGTTGAACTGGAAATTCGCGCGTACCTCGCAGAGTCGCGAGCAACGCGCATCGCTGAACTCGAACGAACAATCCGAATCTTGAAAGAGCGGCTGCAATGCACGAAATAATCCCAATTAGCGTGCCTGCTGCCACCTGCCAGGTGTTTGATTCCCTTGCGCTCGCTCGCGAGCACTCGCGAATTGCTCGCGAAATGGGGAATTTCATCCTCACCAACCACAGCGAGTTGTTGCAGGGGAAACGCTACATTCGCGTGAGCGGTGCTACGGCACTTGCGAACGGCGTCGGATACACCGTGCGTGAGGTGTGCGGTCAGCGGATGGAATGGTCACCGGGGATCACCGGGTGGGAAGTCACCTGTGAAATCATCGATGTTCAGACGGGTATCTCAATTGGGAGAGGTACGGGGATCGTGACTGATGACGAGAAATTGTGGAGCACCCGCCCACAATTCGCACGTCGATCAATGGCGAGTACCCGCGCTGCAGGCCGCGCGTTGCGGCTTGCGTTAGGTCATCTGTTTGTCCTGCTCGGGGACAAAGTCGCAACCGTAACGAGAGAGGAAATGCCGGATGAATAGCACCGAAATGTTCGCGGAAATCCGCAGGCTGCTGAACGCGCTAGAAGGCTCTTCTAGCCCTTCAGCAAAAGCCCCGCTCAAAGCACCCGCCGCATCACCGTCTGCCGTAGACGCGGCGTGGGTGACATGTACGGTTACCTATTGGAAGGTTGGTGCCACGAAGTCCACCGGACGGGAAATGGGTAGGCTCGGCTTTAAAGTCAAGCCCGACGACGAGACGCAGTACGTGACGTGCTTCGATTCAGAGCTGATGGCGAAATTCGATCCGCTGCGCGCCGGTGATGTGGTTCGCATCATCACCGTTCCGTGGAAGGATTCAGCCCTGATCAAGCACTTGGAAGTGATGAGTCGCGCAGCACCAGTGCTCGCCGACGACGATGATGACTCGATTCCGTTCTAAAGAGCTAGACAGGCTCTGCGGAGGTGCGTACGATCACGGCGTGTTTCGGGCATGGCTTCGTGCCATGCAGGGCGGTCCCAACGGCCTCACGCGAAACACGCGCCTTTGCGCGCGCCTCGGGTTCTAGGCAAGTTCTAACTCTATGACAGGCAAACAGAGCACATGTGCTCTGTTTGTCTTTTTCCGACCGGGGGGTATTGCACCCCATTGACAGCGCCAGTACGCTGTCTGCCGCTGTGCTCCGCAACAGACGGTCAGCAGCTTTGGGGAGAGTCTTTTTTATTGGAAAGAGGAACGCGTGACACCGCAGGAACTGGAACAGTTTCATGAGCGCAGAACGTCGTTGTTCTCCGCTCAAATCCCCATCCACGTCATTTCATCCATCAGTTATGACTGCGCGAGCCTCGATTACGAACGATCGATTCTTGCGCTTATTCGTTATCGCGAGGAGAAGCCCTATAAGGGGTTCTTCCTTGATCGATACAAGCACCACTACCGATCGATCGCGACGGACGGACGGACAGACGGACGGCTTGAGGCCGCCGCTGCCGCCGCCGCGCTCCATCCCGACGAACTGGAACGCGAACGCGCGCTGGTGTTTGAGGAGAAGAAAGGCGAAGTCGAGGCCTACCGCGCGATCCCTGCGGATCGATTGAAGCAAGCGGTTCGGGAGCTTGCGTACCTGAATTTACCGATGCGGGAAACCTCGAGGGATTGGCG